TCTAGTTCATCTATTTGCCAAAACTCTGGCCACAATGGTTTACCTGATTCTAATATTGCAGGAAAAGATATTAGTTTCCATTTGTCTGCTTTATTTTCTTTTTGTCCCTTTATCAACATCCCTGTTAAATCGTTCTCGGCCCATCTTGTCATAACAAGAACTATAGATCCGCCAGGTTGCAAACGCTGTCTGGGTCCTGATGAATACCATTCAAATGTTCTCTCCATTGCTTTCTTAGATAAGGAATCCTGTTCTGTATGTGGGTCGTCTATAATTAATAGATCGGCACCTCGTCCAGTAATCGCTCCGCCGACCCCCGCAGCAAAGTATTCGCCGCCATGATTAGTTTCCCATCTACCTTTAGCTTTAGAATCTTCTCGTAATTTAACATCCCCAAATATTTGTTTATATTCTTTTGAATCAATCAAGTTACGGATCTTCGCTCCGAACCTTGCTGATAATTCAGCATTGTGTGTTACTTGCATTAATTTTAATTTTGGAAACTTACCCATCATCCAAGCAGGAAAGAATACAGAAGCAAATTCCGATTTGGTATGTCGGGGAGGCATATTAACAATAAGGCGCCCTTTTTTCTGATTTGCTATATCAGTAAACTCTTTAGACATAATTTGGTGATGGCCCCACTTTGTAGGGTCCTTTTCTTTACGCATGATAATATCAGGCCAAACCTCCTGAACAAAATATAAAAAATTGTCCTGACAAAGTTTAATGTGTTGAATCCATTTCTTTTCTACTTCTTCGCGTAATCGCTCAGTTGTTAAGAATTCTTTTTCCATGGGTCCTATTTTGATTATACGGTGCTAATTCTTACCTTACTACGTTTATGAATCCTGCTCAAGCTCATCTTGCCTGAGCCTTATTAAATTAATAAATACCCCCGTTTTTTGAAATATTTAAAAAAGAGTAAGGCCGACCGAGTAATGACCCTTAGGACATAGAGCCGAGCCTATACCCTCACGGCACAGGGCTTTATGGGTGGTGATAAATAAAGATTATCGGAACTTATTGGCGACTGGTGCGAACAATCTCGGCCATGTGTTCGAGTGCCGTGCATAGTCCGTCCTGCGTGTCTGGGTGCGTGGACAATTCAATCAACCCTCTCGCCTCATGCCTATAAGTTTTGAGAGTCCTCTGCGAGAGGACTCTAACTAAGTTAAAACAATGTCCCTCATGTTTGTTTAATACTGTTTGCCATGCTGTTTGGTACTTACTCAATCCAATGTTGAGGGTGGATTTCTTGGCTCGATTGACCTTTAATTCTAGCCAGAAACTCTGGCCCAGTATGACGCAGAACAGGTCTGCAACACCGTTGCTAGTATATGTTTCTATTGCTTGAAAATAATAGTTTTTATTAAGTTTCTTTAAGTCTTTTATTCTTTGTGAAAATGTACTCTCTGGCTTTCTACTCATGCTGTTTTAATCTAGTTAAGTTATACAACTTAAAGATGTATTTTATATAGCATACTATTAGTAGTATATAAAACTATCAACACCCACTAATTGCCCTCATTTTTTTATTTTTTTATCTTTACTTATTTTTACCCATGAAATACGGTGTTTTTATTAACAATAAACAAAGGACAATAAAATGATTAAATATGTAATAACAAATGATAAAGACGCAGAAAGATATATTAAGTCTTTAAATAATTATGATGATGCTAGGCATTGGGTTATCAATCATTTAGATATGTCTAAGCAGTGGACAATAAAAACTTATGCAGAAGATTTAAAAGAATATTTGTCTACAAAAACAAAAAAAGAATTAATTGGTTTGTTAATAGAAAGAATTGTAAATTAAATTTAATTAACTTTAGGCCCTTAATTACTAGGGCCTAAGGATAGTTAAAAGACTATCATAAACAATAAACAAAGGACGGAAAAATGACACAAGCACAAGTAAAAGAAGATAACGGGTTAAAAGAACAAGTTAAACACATAGCAGAAACAATACGCACGGGCCATTATGAAACAGACAATGAGGACGGGCCTAGTGCTTATGATTATTTAGAAGATGTTTTAGACATTCAATATATAATCAGTAGTGATAAAAAATATTTAGGGGCTAGAGTGTTAGTTGCTTTTGGTGGCCCTAATATTTGGATTAATACACAAACAAAAACAGTTGAGGGCTATTGGTGGGGGGATAGTTGTCATATCTCTTATTTAAACGATAGTTTGGGCCTAGATGAATATCTAGAAGAACTTTATCTGTGCAGTTAAATGATTAAAGAGTTTAATTTTACATATAAAGACTATTATATAAATATTACCCATTATTTAACGGGTGTTGTGTTGGCTTGTGTTCGTAGTGATGACGACTATTTCACTAAAAAATACATAGATTACACACGGGCAGAGATAGTGGAAAAAGTTAAACGGTTAATAAATGAAAGGACGAAACAATGAAAACAAAAACATTTAATAATTATTTAGATTACATAAATAGCGACTTGAATAGTTGGTCTTATGTCAATTTAGATGATTTTAAAAAAGCACAAGATAAACGAGTTAAAGTTTATTTTGATAAACAAGACAACGAAGTTGATGTTGTTTTAATAAACAAAAAGAAAGGATAATAAAATGAAAACTTATGCGTTTCAAACAAAGGACAATTTTAGAATAGATGTTAAGGCAACAAGCCCAAAATCTGCATATAACAAATTGAAATCAATTCCAAACTATGCAGATTTAATAACTGAATATTATTATCAATACGATAATGACGGGTATTATAATTTTAGTTTGGGGTGGAACAAATTAGAAAAACAAACAGAAAGGACAATAAAATGATACTAGAAAAACTAAAAGGATATCAAGCCGTAGAGGCATACCCTGAGGGGTGGGCTTGTGTGAACTGTGGGGACGAATACACAGAAAAAACAATAGACGCAAAGGACTTTTACGCAATACACACGGAACACGGAACAGAGTGCCTAAAATGCGTAAATGAAACAACACAGAAAGGACAATAAAATGAAACAATACACATTAAAAGAAATTAAAAAACTTTGGTATCTTGCTTATGGCGAGGATATGACCACAGAGTACAAAGGGTTTTTAAATTTATTAAAAAAACAAAAAACAAAGAAAGGACAATAAAATGTTAGTAAAAGATTTAATAAAAAAACTAAAGCAATATCCAAAAGATACCTGCATTAGAATTGAAATAAAAGACATAACGACAGAAGAAAATTTTTGGTTAAATGAAATAGAATACAATCACGGCTCTGGTTATGAATTGCACCCAGAAATAGTTTTAAGGGGGGATTTATAACATGGAAAATGTTTTATTGTGGTTTTTATTATTAATGCCGTTTAATTTTATTGTAGTAATGTGCTTAATTGGTGTAATAATGAATAGATTTAAAAAAATAAAATTGAGTGATAATTTATATCAATCAATCAAACAAGAAAGGACAAGAAAATGAAACTATCACAAGACGCAGTCGAGCAAGGTTGGTATTTAATCCCTAGTGATTGCCCTATGAAATGCGAAGAATGTGATTACATTGGTAATACATGGGCAGAAAATGACAATTTTCAAGAGGTTGGGGGTACGCAATACTCACAACAAGAATTAAAAAATTTCATTAAAAAAAGAAAGATACAGTTTGATGATATATGTAATACTGTATTTTGCCCAAATTGTTCTAGTTGGTCTTATTTTGAAATAGAAAGGAAAATAAATGTATAAGAAAAAACTACATATTGGCAGTTTAGATAAATCTAAAAACCAAAAAAATTTTTCATTAAATCTACAAGTGTATGAAAGATTATTTAACATATCAAACACGGCTTGTGGTGTTCCCGTAAGCATACCAAAGGCGATTGAATTTTTAATCAATCACTACGAAAGCACACGCACACATAGCAAAGTTGTATCAGTTAAACAAATAGCAAAGGATTAAATCTTTTTAATCTCTACAATGACACTATTAGGAATGATTGTTGTGTTGGCGATTTCATCAATCTGCCCAGTTTTTTCGTCCTTTAGGGCAAAGTCGCCAAATACTCTCGTTAGGCCTTTAGATTGTGATAATAGGTGGCCTTTGGTGGTACATAATGGAAGTTTAGATTTTAAAAAATCCTCTATATCTTGCCATGAACTATCGCTAGTTATGTCTAACCATTTAATTTCAACAAGAGGAAATTTGTCTATTTCTCTTTTGGCTTTTTTATTTATTGCGAGTTTTCTTTTTGTCATCAATTCTAATTGCTACAATTCCAAGTTTTGCGTTTAGGTGGCTATTATGTACTTTGTTAAAAGTATTTATAAAAGTTTCCCAATCGCTATTTAATAATTTCTGTTTCAGCAGTGATGTCGATAATCGATTTATTTTCATTTAATTTATTTTCCAATTCCGATAATCTTTTTTCTAACTGCTCTCTACTCATTCCCTCTAGTCCTACATGAGAAACTTCTTTTTTATCAACATAAAAACCAGATAATTGTCCCATACGAAATTCCCCTTGTATCGCAGAGTTAAATTGATTTTTTTCTTCTGCTTTGTTTCGTAATCTTTCTAAAGTTTTAAATGAACGCAATTTATCTTTTTCATATTTTTGCAATTCTTGTGATAATCTTTTTTCTAAATATCTAACGACATGGGGATTTAATTCTGGGTTTGTTAATTTACTCGCAGTTTCGTATGGTTTAGAGCCGTCTTTAGTGATATATCCTGCCTCGATACACGCATCAGCTTTTGTCATACTGCCCCAATTTGCAACAAGCACATCAACAAATTTTCTTTGTTTTGCTGTTAAATCATTAGTTGTTTTTAAGACATTCTTCTTCTGGGGCATAAAATCATTTTAACTGTTTTCCCTAAAGTAATCTATATACAAATATTTTTTAAAAATTATTTTTGTATACAAGTGTTTCCGTTTAGTAATCATTTGATTACTAATTATTAAAAAAGTATTATATTTATTGACTTTTCCCAGAGTTGTCAATAACTGGGAAAAAATAACCCTTGATATTGCTATCTTTTCCCAGTTTGACAAAACTTTTAGGAATGAATAACCCATTGATATATATGTATTATTTGGCATATTTGTCAATTTTTCCCAGTTTTTGACCTATTTCCAAACTACTTTTTAAAATTTTTTTTGTATACAACTACCTTAGTGGGTACATTTCTGGGAAA